CCGAATACCCAGGCGCAGGATTAGTCGCCTGGCTCTTATGGGGCGGAGATTCCAACTTCAGCGACCGAGCACAAAACTGGGCGCAGAGAAAAATAGACGCACTCGACGCAGAAGAAGACTCAAGGAGAAAAATGAAAAAAATTGAACGCCGCACCTTCACGATCAAGAACGTAGAAGCACGCCAGGCAGAAGACGGAACCATGCGCCTGTCCGGATACGCAGCCGTATTCAACGACGACAGCGTGCCGCTTCCATTCATTGAACGGATCGCACCGGGCGCATTTCGTAAGACGCTAACCGAAACACCAGATGTGCGCCTCTTGATCAATCACGAAGGCCTACCTTTAGCACGCACAAAGAACGAAACCCTTCGCCTTAAAGAAGATGAAATCGGACTTTATATGGATGCCGATCTGCCAGACACACAAGCAGCTCGCGATCTTTACACATTGGTCGAGCGTGGCGACGTTGATCAGATGAGCTTCGCATTCCGAGTGATCCGCCAGAAGTGGAACGAAGGAAGAACCGAGCGCACCCTTACAGAATTATCACTGGCAGACGGCGACGTTTCAGTCGTTACTTATCCTGCTTATCCAACCACCACAGTCGAAGCCAGAGAACAAATCGCAGCAGCTCGACAGGCAATCAAAGAAGGCCGCGAGATCACAGGTGAAAGCCTGATCGTAATCCAGGCAATTCTTGACAAGATTGACGAATCATATGAATATCTTGGCGAAGGAAAGTCAATGCTAGAAACCGTTCTCGGCATTTCAGAAGAACCAATAATGGAAGAAGACACTCGCGCAGTTGATACAGTCGGCAGTTTCGTGTCCTGGGATTCTTCCGGCGGAACAGCACGCGGAAGAATTGAACACGTTATGCGAGAAGGCGTTCTAGGAATACCGGGAACAGATTTCTCAATCACAGCCGAAGATGGTGATCCTGCAGTTTTGATTAGAATCTATGAAGAATTTAGAGATGGATGGCGAGCAACAGAAACTCTCGTAGGACACAAAGCCTCTACACTCACAGCAATTGATCCATTACCAGAACCAAGTTCAGAAGATGCAAGTCGTAAGATTTCTCTTCGCCTTGCAAAAGCAATTATCAACAATACAAACTAGAATTCTGCTGCAATCAGCAGATACAAAGCCGGAGCGCCTCTCGCACCCAACATGCGCCGCGAGATTAAGTGACACCACTTTGATCCAAACCCTAATCAGAAGGAGATCAACACATGTCAAAATCTTTCCTTGATAAGTTGATCGAGCGTCGTGATGCAGTTAAGTCAGAGATGGACGCAGTTCTTGAAGCAGTAGCAGAAGAGAACCGCACTGACCTAACAGAAGAGGAAACCACAAAGGTGGATACACTCGTAGAAGAATCACGCTCACTCGATACAAAGATCGAAAAGATGAAAGCACAAGCAGATGCAGATGCAAAGGCATCAGAAATCCGCTCAGCAGTTTCAGATGTTGTAATGCCACGCACTACAGGCGGCGCAACAGTTACACGCGAAGAGCGCACATACTCACCAAACTCAGGTGCATCATTCGTGAAGGACGCATTCAATGCGCAATTCTCAAATGACTACGCAGCAAACGAACGCCTTGCACGCCACATGCGTGAAGAGTCAATCGAACGCCGCGATGTTGGAACAGCACAATTCGAAGGTCTTGTAATTCCACAATACCTCGTTGATCTTGCAGCTCCACTAGCACGCGCAGGACGTCCATTCGCAGATGCAGCGACAAACAAGATGGCACTTCCACCATCAGGTATGACACTGAACATCAGCCGCATGACAACAGGTTCATCAACAGCTGTCCAAGTTACACAGAACGATGCAGTATCAGAAACTGATGTTGACGATACATTGCTCACAATCAATGTCCGTACAATCGCAGGCCAGCAAGATATTTCTCGCCAGGCACTAGAGCGTGGAACAGGTATTGATTCATTTGTAATCGCTGACTTAATCAAGTCATGGCACACAACACTCGACTCACAGATCCTCAACGGTGCAGGCACAGCCGGCACAATCAAAGGCCTTCGTGCTTCAGGTGGAAACGCCGTTACATTTACATCAACAGCACCAACAGTCGGATTGCTTTATCCAAAGCTTGCTGACGCAATTCAGCAAATCCAGACAAACGCATTCGTTTCACCTTCACACTGGGTAGTTCACCCACGTCGTTTAGCCTTCTTGCTTGCAGCAGTGGACAGCACAAACCGTCCGCTTGTTGTTCCAGCAGCGAATGGCGCGATGAACGCAGTAGGCGTCGGCGGAGCACCAACATACGGAAACTCCGGATACCAGATGCTCGGACTTCCAATCATCACAGATGCAAACATCGGCACAACATACGGAACAACAACAAACCAAGATGAAATCTATTGCGTAACAGCAAGCGAAGCTCATCTCTGGGAACAACCAGGATCACCATTCGCACTTCGCTTTGATGCGACAGGCGCTGGCAATCTTCAAATCAAGTCTGTTGTTTACGGATACGCCGCATTCACAGCAGAGCGCTACCCACTTGCAGCCTCAATCATTTCAGGCACAGGTCTAAGCGCACCAACCTTCTAATCGAAGGCAAGCACTAAATTGTGCAGGGCGAGTGGCCCACCCCCCGAGTCACTCGTCCTGCACTTCTAAACAGGGGGAAACAAATGAAGACAGCACACAAAGTAACAATCGGTTCGTGCGATCCAGGATCCGTAAACGGATCATTCGCATACAGACTGATTCAACTTGCACAATCAAGAAGCAGCAGACTCGGGCCATTTGTAAGAATCAAAGGTTCTGGACTTTTATCAAAGCAACGCAACCGCATGGTCAAACAATTTCTGGATAACACCAATAGCGACTGGCTTCTTATGTTGGATTCAGACGAACAGCTCACACTTCCGGCATTTGACGCCTTAATCGACACAGCCCATGACAAAGAGCGCCCGATCGTCGCAGGCCTTGTCTTTGCAGGATTTGGAGTGCCAGGCAAGCCTTACCCAAAGCCAGTTCCGGCAATATTTCAGGACTCAGATAAGGGCTTCCTTCCACTTTACAAATACGACAAGAATGCAGTCTTCGAAATTGACGCAGCAGGAACTGGATGCCTACTCGTTCACCGGAGCGTTCTGGAGAAGATGCGCGAAGTTGCAGATCCAAACCAGGGCAAAGACTGGTGCTGGTTCTGGGATGGGCCAGTAAACGGCGAATGGATCGGTGAGGATTTATTATTCTGCCGAAGGGCAAAGGCGCTCGGATTTACGATCCACGTCAACACAGCCGCCATATTGCCGCACCAGAAGAGCTTCTGGATGGAAGAGATTCATCATGATATTTGGAAAGATTAAGAAGACCCGGCGCAAGCCGATAAAGGAAACAGCAACCGCCGATCCCAAACTAGAACGCGCAATGCTGCCGAAACCGGAAAGAAGGACGAAGCGTGGCCCTAACTAACGCCTATTGCACACTTGCCGAATTGAAGGCATCGCTTGCGATCACAGACAGCGTGGACGACACCCCACTAGAAGCAGCAATCACAGCAACAAGCAGAATGATTGACGATTACACCGGGCGCTTCTTTTATCGCAACGGAACCACGCAATCACCAGTGGCCCGTTACTACACGCCGCTAGATCCGTGGACGATGAATATGGACGATAACGTTTCGATTACTCAAGTGGCCACAGACGATAACTTCAACCAGACATGGGATACCGTCTGGTCAACCAGCGATTACATGCTCGAGCCAGTAAATAACCCACAGCGCGGCTGGCCAGTAAACCGCATCCTTGCAATCGGCCGCTATGTTTGGCCTTATTATTTACCACAGGCATGTCGAATCACCGGCGTTTGGGGATGGAACGCAGTACCAGCAGAGATCAACATGGCAACCTTGATACAAGCAGCTCGACTTTTCACACGCCGCCAGTCGCCGTTCGGCATTGCAGGAAGCCCGGACTTAGGCACAGTGCGCCTCACAGCCAAGCTCGACGCAGACGTTGAAGCCTTGCTTCGACCATTCCGCAAGAACAATGGACTGGCAAAATAATGCCAATGCAACCAAGCCAAGTGCGCGACGCATTGAAGACAAGACTTCAAACCATCTCAGGCCTTCGCGTTTACGAATTAATTCCGGAACCAGTGACACCGCCATGCGCGATCGTGGGCCAACTCGACTTCACATTTGATATCGATAACGCCCGGGGATTAGATCAAGCAAACGTTGATATTTATGTGATCGTCCAGCGCTTCTCAGAGCGAGCAGGCCAGGACGCGCTCGATGCATACTTAGCAGGAACAGGGGCAACATCTATCAAAGCAGCAATAGAGGGAGATAGAACGCTAGGCGGAACATGCCAGACATTGCGAGTGATCGGCGCAGAGTCCGGAACATACGACTCACAATCGAACACATTTCTCTCGTACCGATACCGCCTAACAATCTACGGATAAGGAACCGACATGACATACACAGTAATCTCAAACCGAGAAGTCTGCGGAAAAATCAAAGGTGACGTAATCACCGCAAAAGAATTGCAAGATGCA